AATTGAATTAAACCAGGCTCAACAGCAACAGTTAAAACAGTGGGCGCTTGACAACGGGTACGACGGGATTCAGTACCGCACAAACTTCACGCCAGGTGGCAAGGCGACAGAAGTCGTCATTTACAACACTGATCTTGCTAATCGCATTGTTGGGTCTAAGGCTGCACCTGCTGCACCTGTCGCCCGTGCCGCTGACGAGGTAGCCGTTCCAGCAACCGATGCAGCAGTTCCTCCCGCAGTTGCTACACCTGAGCAAGCGGTAACGCCACCTGACATCCAGGCTCGCATTGCAGCCCTGGGCCCTGAGCCTGAGCCTCCGGTTGCTCCAAAACTTGTGTCTGGCGGCAAAACCGTTGCCACTGGCGACACTCGCGGCCAAGGGTTGTATTTCCACGGAACTGCCCAGGAGATTCCTGGCGGTATTCCTAAGAGTGTGGAATCTGGTGACTACTGGACCGATACTAACCTGTTTGGCAACGGTTTTTATACGACTGACGATTTCAGCACCGCAGGCTTGTACACGGCTAAAGGCAAAGCAGCTGCTCTCCAAAACGAAGTTCCCGTTCCTGCATTAGGGATTGACGGAAGCGAAATTTCAACAAGGCTTATAAAAGAAGCAGGTGCTACTAGCGAAGAAATTACTTTGCTTGGTTTTCAGAATAAAGGCATACCAGCACCTGAGCGACTGCGGGAAATTGCAGCAGCCTTAGATGAACAGGGGCTAGGCAAGGTTCGGTTTGCTGAAGAGCAGGCCATGTTCAAAGCATGGCTACAAGGCGCAAGAGGCGATGAACTTGTCCAAAGCTATTTGGATGTTCTTACCAAACGCCCAGGCCTAGAGGCTCGCACAATCGACGACGCACTGAGGCAGCGCGTTCAGTTTTTGCTGGCCGATCTGCGCCGTGGCGGGAACCTTGAGAACCTTGAGCAAGCTACTAATCTGGCAAATCGCCTTCGGGAACTGGCTGACAACCCGCCGCAGGCAAAAGAATACAAGCCAATTATTTATTTGATTAAAGAAAAGAAACCGGTCAAATTTTTTGATGCAGACAAAATGCTGGATTGGAACAGCACCGATCCCGAAGTTGCCGTTATTAAGCAGCAAGGCGGCGAATTGTGGGATGAAATCCTGGACGATTGGGAAAGGTTTGGCTCAATGAGCTATGGCGCAATGTTGGATGCCGTTGGCAAAGCTGGTCGCTTAATGCGTTATAGCGCAAGTGAAATAACGCTAACATTTGATGATTTGAACGCGGAGCTGGCCAAACTTGGCTATGGCGGCCTTACGCATCAAGGAGGCATGCGTGCTGGCGGCGGTGAACGCACTCATTCAGTTCGAATTTATTGGTCCCCCGAAAACCAACTAGAACTTAAAACTATCAAGCCTGGCAAGGCGGGCGTATCGCCTGAAGCCAGAGACGAATACGAGGCTCAGCTCAAGGCTTACAACGATTACTACGCCCAGCGTGATGCCATCGAAGCAGAGGCCGTTGCACCTCCTGCAGCGGTTGCTGGCCCCACTCAACAGGAAATCCAGCAGCTGGACGACCTGCTTGCAAGGGCAGCTTCAAACCTGCCGCTAGAGCAGCGCATTGCCCTGCGAAATCAGCAGCTAGCCCAAAAGTACGGCACGGGCTCACCGGTTGAGCCTGCTGTTGGTGGCGCCGAACCGCCCCCGCCACCGCCACCCGTGGTCGTCCAGGCACCTGTGCCTGATGACAGCTGGGGCGAGCGTCTTGCTCGGCAAATTGAAGCCAACAATCAGGCTATTGCTGATGGCTCTATGGAAGTAGAGGACTTGTTGCGCAACAACGTGCTGAAAATTGAAAGTCCAAGCGGTGCCACTACTTATGTTTCTGATGCGCCACCCGACATGGTGGCAGCCTACCGGGCGTACGGCGATCTAGTGGATCGCGTTAGTGCTACTGGCATAGAAGCGATGACGGACGAAATGATTGAGGTCAACACTGCCGCGTGGCTTCAAAAAAATCAATACAACGCTAAGGCGGTCATTACAGAGCTGGCCCGTCTTAGCGGAACGCTTAGTCAATATCATGAAAATACACGGGCGCTGCGTGCAGCCATCTTGCTGGCTGATCACCAAAACAACGCAGCCGGCACTGCTGCTGCTCGATGGATCAACTCAACGGCAGATGAGGCAGCAGGTGACATGGGGCAACGTGCTGCGGAACTAATAGCCGCAGCTGCTGCAGCAGATCGCGCCAACCGTGCGGTTATGTCTGTCACCAGGCCTCTTGGTCAGCTGATGCGCACTATCCAGATTCCACGTCCTGCGCCTGGCTCTCTGCCTTTTGACGGGGCTCCTGGCAAAAATTTGGGCCAAGAAATTCAAGAGTTTATGGCCAAAGAAGCAGATGTACCTGTATCACAAAGCAACTGGGTGAAAGCTATTAGCCCTGAACTGGAGACAGCTGTTCGCACAGGTGACTTTAGTAGTCCAAAGGTAATGGAAGAACTTGACCAAATTGCGTTGAATATGGATCAAGGCAGGGTCACGAATGGCTACAGCCAAATCTTTTGGCGCAACATGGAAGATATTGGTAGCGGCGCGCCTAAGCCACGCCAAGTGTCGGACATTGAACGTGCCATAGGCATAGGCGCTGAGGGACTTATGTTTGCTCGCAATAGCTTTATTCTATCTAGTGGTGAAACCCAATGGACAAATATATTTAACGCTGCAATTCGCACTTTTCAGTGGCCTCTTAGCGAAGCAGCTGGTGCGCTAATGCTTGGTCAACCTGCAAAAGCTTCCCGTAGCTTGCTGCATTACGGGTACATGGCCCGCAACATTGTTAACGCATTACGACTTGGCGTGGAGTCTTTCAAAGTTGGGCGCGGTCTGTTTGACATGGATCGCACCAGTTTGGATTATTTAGAGCGTTTAGCTGCTAAAGACGCACAAATAGATTTAATGCAGCAACCGGGCGGCGAAGGCAAATTTACTTTGAGCACCGTGCCGTGGATCGACATTCAAGACAAAAGTTTGCCCGCTATGGGAATAAAAAAAATATGGCAAGCTCTTAATTTGCCTGGTCGTTTACAAGTGTCGGCAGACACAACCATTAAGGCATTAGTTGGCGACTCCTCTGAACGGCTCCGCACTTTGGAGCGTGGCTTAGAGCGCGCTAACGAAATGGGACTTAAAGGAATGGAGGCGTATAACTTTGCGCAAGAATATTCAAAAGCAGCAGTGCAGCGCGTTCTTAAAGACGTAACCATTGAGGGCCGCACAATTTTAGATGCAGTAATGGATAGTCCTCATGCCCAAACGGCAATGAGATACGCCACGTTTACTGACGACATCTGGGCTGAAACGCAAGCCCGCACTACTGCTTACGGAATGAAATTAGCTAAAGCTGAAGGTCTTGAAGGAGATGAAGCTGCCAAGTACGCCATGGACTACGTAACTTATGGGCCAAAATTGTTAGGCACAAAATACAGAGTAGGTGACGTTCCGACCTTTGCCCGAGCTTTTAGCGCATTGCCACGGATGTGGCAGGCAGGTTTAGATTCTCCCTTTGGGCCCGCGTTTAAGGCCTTGCAACCTTTTAATCGCACTCCTGGCGACATTATAAAGTCAGCAGCGCGAATGGTGCCAGGCCCCAATTTGTTTGTAGACACAGTTTGGAGAGACGTTTTTTCGGAAGACTTTGCTACCCGCTCTCGTGCATATGGAGACGTTGCTCTTGGCAGCCTGGCTCTAAGCACGCTTTATTTAGGCATGACTTTAGGCAACTTTGAGTTTACGGGTGCTGGGCCAACTGAACCTGAAGCTAAAAGGCGATGGTCGCAGATTGAAGGCAAGCAACCTTATTCGTACAGAATTAAGCAAGGCGTAGACGAAGATGGCAATCCAATTTTTGGACCCTGGAACTCAATACGTGTCTTCGAACCGCTTACCACTCTTATTGCAGGTATGGCGGATTACGCTGAAATTTCAGGCAAGTTAACTGATGAACAGCGTGATCGGCTAGGTGGTTCTGCGGTACTAGCCCTGTTTAACAAAGTGGCAACAGGTCAGTTACAGAAAACCTATTACGCAGGCGTATTAGAGTTTTTTGACATGATTGCGGGATTTAGTGACCTAGACAATAACCCTGGCGCTCGCAATCCGGCGGCTAGGTATGTACAACGATGGATCGCAAGCACGATACCTTACAGCGCAGCTTTAAGGTCTGGCCGCCGCGTTGACGACAAGCTGGTACGCGAAGTCCCTGCTAGCGAAAACCCAAACCCAATTATGGGTTTCTTTGAAGAGCAATTAAATGAAATACGAAATGGGTTAGCCGGTTACTCTCAGCAGCTACCGCCGCGTCGCAACTGGGTTACCACCGAACCGTTAGTGCTGTCTGGCGCGTGGGGCGAACAATTCCTTCCGCCTGAGCAACCATGGCTGTCGACTTTGTTTCAGCTCAGCCCAACCGTTGCGTTCAAGCAAGGTTACCCGGTTGAAGATCAGGTGCTGCGTGAGATGGGACGACTCGCAGGCAGGGGTGCTGGGTTTATTGGCCCACGGCCCACGGACTTTACGGAAGGAGGCCGGATAAAAGAAAACCGTTTGAACCCGTATGAGTACGATGAGTACATCCTGACGCTTGGCCGCCACCGCGATCAATTTGGCAGAACCATGCTGCAGGCCTTGCACGAGACAATCAAAAGCAAGAAATACAGGGATGCAGAGCCGTTTGCTGATACCCCAGGGGGCGGCCCTAGCGAGAAAGTGCCTACCTTGCGAGTAGCGATGCTAAACCAGGTAATCACTGAATTCCTGGAGAGGGGACGTGAGGTGTTTTTGAACAGTCCGTCTGGCGAGCGCATCATGAAAAACAAGGGGTCTCTTGAAGGGCTTAAGCGTGACGCTGAGTTTCGGCTTAAATACCAAGAGACCGACCCACGGTCCTTCATAGAGGCTCTGCGCTGATGGCTTACTCCTACGTCGTCTACACCGGCAACGGGGCTACCACCCAGTACGCCATCCCGTTCCAGTACATCAAGAAGGATCACGTCAAGGTCTTCGTCAACTTCGTTAACACGGCGTACACCTTCGCCAACGACACCACGGTGCTGCTGGCCTCTGCACCAGCAAACGGGACCAGGGTGGAGGTACGCCGGTTCACACCGGCTAACACCCCCCTGGTCGACTTTGTTGATGGGTCCACGCTGGTAGCCAGTGACCTCGACACCAGCAACCTGCAGCACTTGTTCCTGGAGCAGGAGCTGGACGACAGCCTGCAGCAG